CTCGTTTCCCAACGGAATCTCCACTAAAACATTATAATTGTTGCAAAATAGCTACTTGAAAATGTTATAAGTTACACCGATACCAACAAATGGCTCTAACCGATGCGAGACAAAACCGAATCCGTAACCGCCCGTTATTCCGACATTCCACCTTCGGAACTTTGTAACGCTTTTGGTATACTCTATTGTACGTGTTCTGTTGTAGATGAAGATAGAGTCAAGGGTAGGGCGGTAGCCGCTGATGTATGCGGTATAGTTGGAGTCTGAATATACCTTTTGTTCTATTGGTATGAGTGCACGGCGCAGCGTGTCTCTCGGTAGATGTGCGGTGTCAGACACTTCCGTTCCGCTTGTCGGTATCAGCAATATGCCGTCAGACGGAAGTGTCTGTTTGTAAGTGCTGCCAACATAAGCAGTCTCTACCACGGGAACGGACAGATACCCTTGCGGTATCGTTGCCGTTTCTTGCGGTTTGAGAACCTTTGAAGTGTCGATGTTTGTAGTAACCCGAACGTCCGGCGAAAGAGCTGTGGCTGGCTTGGAAATGCGCTTGCCGACTAACATTCCTAATAGGAATATGGCTACGGCTGCACAGAGCGTAATGATTACTGATGTCCTCTTGCTCATAGCGCTGCGTATTCTTTGGTTGCGTCGAAGCTCGGGCAAGCCTTGGCGGCATAATCCCGATGTCCGTGTATGGAGCCTTTAGGAAGTCGGTACTCCTTTTTCAGTTTGGCAAGCAGATTGAGCAAGCCACGTTTCTGTGCCGGGGTACGTGTGTCTTTAGGTGTCTTGCAGTCAGCGGCACAACCGCCTATATATACCACTCCTATTGAGTTCTGATTGTGGCCGTAGCAGTGCGCTCCTACCTCGTTGACGGGTCTGCCCTCATGGACGCTGCCATCCCGATAAACCACATAGTGGTAGCCGATACACTTCCAACCCTTTGCCTTGTGCCAGCGGTCGATGTCTGCGACGGTGAAATCCTTCCCCTCCGCCGTTGCCGTGCAATGCACGATAATTTCATTGATTTTTCTCATAATTGGTGTTAATTAATTGTTATTTGAAGCTAAAACGCTCGTAAATCGTGTTAAATCCGAAAGATAGGTGTCTATTGGTCTGAACAGAGAAAAGCCGTTGAAACGCATTTAAACCCGTTTTTTCTTTTCCTCCCGTTTTTGAGCTATCTGTTGGCGGTAATCGTCGAATACCTTCTTGACTTCCTCCGGCTTGATGGACAGCTTGCTTGCTATCTCTCCTTCAAGAGCCGGTTGCAAGAGTTTCAGAAATGGCATATTCGGGAACACTATCAGAGCGTTGGCAAGTATGCTCCAAAGCTCTACAAGGACAATTACCGAACAGATAACTACCGTTGTAAGGGTAACGCTCTCGCCCATTAGGCGGTCCAAGATGCAGAACGTCAGTATAGCTGTTCCATACACCGCAAACTTACTTACTGAGTCTCGCATCAGTTCTGACGTGGTGAACTGATGCTGCTTTATGGTGCGTGCGATACCCCAAACCAAATCAAGCAAGACAACCACTACCGTTAAAGTAATGGCTATCTTGTGGCTTACTACGGTGTTAAATACTAATATCCCGATACCCGTTACCCATCCCCAAATTGTAGATAATATCATTCCCAATTTATCTAAAAAGTGATTAATGAAATTTCCCATAATGAATTGTTTTAATGTTATTATGCTGCATGACGCATTTTTCTATACTTTTCATCTTCTTGCTTTATCCTCTCGAAGGTCTCGAAACGCAACGTGTATCTGTTCTTGATAGCTACGCTGTCATAATGCCCTTTGATATAGATATACTCAAATACGCTCTTGTCAATGGTGCTAAGGATTCTCTTCCGTAACTCGTAGGTGTTGTTCTGACGTAGCAAACCCAAATAAGAGTTGACTGAGGTAACAGCCTTGCGCACATCTTTAGCATCCTTGCACGAACTAAGTACGGCAACAGAGTGCTTGAAGTTCTCGATAGTATGACGGACAACGTAAGAGCGTCCGGGCTTTACCACCGTACCCGTGAACGTTATACCCTTGGAGTAGTGCTGCAAGTAGAACTTCTTCTCGTTGAGCCTCAATCCTAACTCGGAAAGCTTGGCTCTGATAGCCGGAACGAGTGCGAGTAAAACCGCCTTATCTGCATGGACGGCATATAGGTCGTCGACATATCTTCCGTGCAACGGCACTCCACACTCTGCGAATATAGGCTCCAACAGACTAAGCAGATAGTTGGCGAATTGTTGCGAGAAAAGGTTGCCGATGGCAATGCCTTTGCCCTCTCCGTTGGTGAACAGAGACTTGTCTTTCGGCAAGTATTTCCAATATTCATCCGGAGAATGTTTCTCACAATTCTTTTCGGGGTCGTGCATGATTACGGTCTTGCACATAAAGCGCACGTCCTCGATGTCGTCTCCCTTATAGTATCTGACTACAAAATCGTCTATCAGCTTAGCGAGCAGACGCTTGTCAATCGACATAAAGAAAGCCTTTAAGTCTAACTTCATGACGTAGCAGTCTTTGGTGTAGTTCTCGCTACAAGCCTTGATATCCTCTTTTAGGGTGTGTATGCCATATAACTGACCTTTACCCTCCCTGCAGTTAAACGTTCTGTCTCCTAATACCATTTCAAAGAGCGGTGTCAGACGGAGTCCGATATAATGATGTATTATTCTATCTTCAAAAGCGGCGGCGAACACCTCCCGATAGCGAGGACGCCGGACTACAAAGCAGATGGACTTTCCAGGAGTATATGAACGCTCGTTGATACGACGTGTCAAATCGAGTAGGTTGAACTCGTAATTCATCTCATATGCGAGTGCGCTGGCTGTGTTCCGCTTCTTTCTGCGGCAGTCAAAATACGCTTCTATCATATCTTCCAAAAGTACCATGCAAACAGTTATTTTATTGTTGTAAAAGACTTCTTCCGATTAGTGCTGAGACAGGGCGGACATGATTCTTGTTCTTGGACTTATTGTTCCAGTTGTTCAAGTTGCCGTCGTTGAGGTTCAAGTTCCAAGCGTTCGTGGCACTGTTCTCGGACGAACTCTGTCTTGCCGTATCTGTTGACTCTACCCTAAATGAGGGTGTACGGCCCATTTTGGGGAAGAAGCACTCTCTGTTTGGCCGTAGCCTTACAGATTCTCACCGTTATTCTTCAGCGCAGCCAAAGAATTCTTCCATGCTGTGCTCTGTTTTCCTACTGCGTCCATTAACTCTATCATCGATGCCCGCCGCCCGAGTCCTTGCATCCACCTTCTCTCCGACGCAATACGGAAGAAAGTCTTGAACGTATTGAAATCGGCTTGGAAATCATCAAGCTTGGCAACCTTCTTCTCCATGTTACGGGTGATATATGCCGACGCTATCTCGTTGACCATGCGCATCGTCAGCATTTGCATTTGCTGACCAACGCTGTAACGATAGGCTTTCGGAAAATCCTTCGTGAAATCAAGGGTCTCCGTCATCATCAGTGTAACATCACGATAGATACGTGTATTCTCTAAAAGCTTTGCCATAATTTCAAATATGAATTGTTTCTTGAATTTTTCCGTGGCCCGCCCTTTTAAGGGGGCGGGCCTAAGAAAGGGATGAAGTATTAAAGTTTAAGTATTAATTATTGAAGAAATGCTGAGACAGGGCGGACATGAATCTTGCCCTTGGACTTATAGTTCCAGTTGCGCAAGTAGCCGCCGTTGAGGTTCAAGTGCCAAGCGTACGTGGCACTGATCTCGGACGAACTCCAATACCACGTTCTCTGTAGCGGCGTAGCTCCCGTAATGAGAGACAGCGCATAGTTGATTTGATTCATATGCGCATAAATCATCAGCAACTCACCGATTGACGGCAACCACCAACGTCCGGCGGTCATGCCCTTGCCGTTGGCGTTGACTCTCGAATAGAGATTGCAGAAGCCAGCGGCATAAGTAGCCGTGTTCGTTATTGCCGTGTCTTTCGATGCAGCAATAATGTTCTTAGTGTTCTGTTGTCCATTGAAATCCGTAAAGGCTTTCTGACGGTCTCCGTAATAGCCAAGGACGGTGTTGCCGTTGATGTCAGCACTGGACCATAACAACCCGTTAGAGTCGGCTTCCGTTGGCGCTATCAGCAACCCTCGCCCGCCTTCTATTACAAGGACACCCTCTGCAACTTCTCCGCTGTTCTGATACGATGCCCAATACTGCGGCATGACAGCCAACGGGAAGTCATCGGATTTTCTGTGAAACATGATGAACACTCCGTCAAAGGCGGCGTTCACGTCGAACCCGTCAAAGAGTGTCTTTTTCAGATTCGACAGACTGATGCGTGTAACCTTGCCGTTGGTGTCCGTCAAGATTAATGTCTGATTCGTGTTCACGGTAGACACCTCGGTCTGACCGGAAAGAAGTTTTGTTTTACGTGACATAGTTGTAAATATTACAAAGTTAAATTACCAATTATTATCTCTGAATGCTCCTACAAGCAATCCACAACCGATATTATCAGTGCTTACGGGATTCATAAATGTTGTAGTCGTAGGAAGCTGTACCACCTCTGCAAGTTCACCACCATTCCACTTTACTAATGTTCCGTTAGAGTAGATGTATTGCTCTTTTTTATCGTTGGCATTGACCACCATTATACGTTGGGTGGCAAAGGCAAGTATGCTGTAATAACGTGCAGTAGACGAGTTGAAAATTATGGTATCGACGGGGAATCCGGCAGCGTCTCCGTTATCTCCGTAGCAATCCAAAACATAGTATGTATCTCCATTCGACGATTTCTTAACTGGGAACGAAATATAAGTACCGCTTTTATCCGTGCCCTTTGTATAGTAGTAGCCACCCGTTCCCTTTACAAGCAGAACGTTTCGTCCGGCGGCTCCAAAGCTGCCACGACACCAAACGTCTGATGTATAGAAACGATAGCCCCTGTCTTTCTTACTATCATAACCTTGATTGTAAATATCTCCCTCAAACGTCAGATGCCCCTCGCTGTTATTGAAGTAGATAGCAACAGCTGGCTTGCCGTTATCATCAAGAGAAGTCAGTTTGCTAAACGTTCCCGATACGCCATTCAGAATACCGCTGATTTGAACGTTCTCAAATGTTCCTTGCTTGCACGTTAAGCCGTCCTTGTTAGCTACAAGAACGATTACCCCGTTTTTGTCTTTGATGTTGATGTGGTCGCCTATCTCAAGGTTATCTATCTGAGCGAGTTTGGCAAAGAACACCTTCGTAGCTATCAACTCAAAGTTTTCAGATACCTTCCAATAACCATTGCTTGTGTCCTCTGTTCCGCCCGGATAATTGGTAGCTGATTTGACGTGCGTCTTGATACACGAATAGAAGTTCCCGTTATAGAGCACGATATCCTTGTATTCCTCACCATCCTTTCCTTGGTAGAACTGATAGCCAACAGATAGGTCGCTCCATGCTTGTGGACCTCTCAAAGATGCACCTTTTTCACCTTTTATTCCGGGGTCTCCATTAACTACGGTCTTGAAAGGTACAACCTTAGTGTAGGTGTTACCATTATATGTAACGGCAATGGTTATATCTCCGTTTATCTCTGTATTAGCATTTATGCTGATACCCAAATAATTGATATAGCTGTCGGTGGCGGAAGCTATCATATACTCCGATAAGCCATTAGGTTTGGATAGTATCTTTGCAGAGAATCCCGAAGCTGGAACGGCAGTCTTGCCGTTCCAAACTCTGATAGCAAGTGAGTATTGAGACGATGTAGTAGCCTTCTTGTGCAAGATGGCTTCGGGTGAAGTCTGTACCGTTACGGCGTTCTCTCCGTCGGCGCCATCATGCACTACTGGGATAACAAGATTATTCGCTCCGAGAATACCGATAACCGTCAGTGAGTCGGGTGCGCCGTGCTCCCTATCATCCAATGATTGGGAAATGACAGTGCTCCCGCTCTGATTTATTTCAGCCGGAAGGGTGAAATTGGCAGAGTTCGCTCCATCAGTAATGGTAACGTATTTTCCCGTAATCTCGTCGCTCTCTTTACCCTTGTAGTGCATCAGACGGACGGTTACCGTTTCCGTCTGATTGCCACCTCCGTCAAGATGAACGCACGCAGGAGAGGCGGTTAACTCATACCTCTCTTGCGTTTTCTCGAAATGTATAGTTCTTGTTACACTCGGCATAATCAATCCTTTACAGTTATCGTTATAGAGAAATCTCCGCTTGCTTGCATGGCCATAGCATGAGTAACGGTGAATTTAGTTGCTGCCGTTGTGCGTGAGGTCTCGCTATTAAGATATGTTCCGGCAGCGTCCTTCACGACGAAATAGAACGATGCGTTAGGAACTGCAACGACTGTACTTCCTCGTTTAACGACATGCGGTTCATAGACGAGGTTATAATGCGTATCGTTCTCTGTTGCATCTTCTACAATAGTCTCATCCTTAGGAGTAGGGTTAACATCAATCTCATAGGGGTCAGAAGCATCCATAACTCCTTGAATATCCTTGCCTATCTCTGCTCCAGCACGATATACCGTTACACGGTATTCCCCATAGGTGTCTATGTCGTTTCCGCTTACGGTAAGCGTCTGCGAAGTCTGGTCCGTCAGAACATCCCAACCGCTTGCACCCATCTTCTCCCATTGGTACGTCAGTTCCTTTGTCAGTTCGGTACCGCTCTGATAAGCCTTGGCTTTCAGAATGCAAGAACCGCCTTTCTCGGTAATGACGAAAGACTTGTTGTCTCCGGCAGTAATGGTAACACGATAACTGCTGCCCGTAGCTTTCTGAATAGGTATCGGGTACTCAGCTTGTATTTGGTCGCTCTGAGTCAGATACGACACGTTGGCAACCATTTTGATAGTCGCATTAGCCAATCCCGCAAGGTCGGCAATATTCTTCAGTATCTGTAAGCCATAATAAGGCTGATTCTCACTTGGAGAAACTTTCTTGAAATATCCGGCATACGTTCCCGAAGATGTATCTCCACTAAACTCTATCTTCGTGCCGTTGAAATAATAGGTCATTCCGTCGGGGGTGGTAATACCCTCCGTAACACGACTCGACATACAGACGAAGTAGAGGATTGGAGTTGTCTTGGAGAAGTCGGGGGAAACAGAGTGCTCCGCTTGCGTGCCCTCCCACTCTTGATAGATGTCTCCATCGGGACACATGATAACGGCGGTATAGGTTCCCGCCTTGGCTATGAACTTGATAGTTCTCGATACACTTGCCTTGCTCATAGATTACTCTCCTTTCTCCGCATCAGTAGCAGCCGTTTCATCCGTTTTCTTACTCTCTCCGTTATCGTCGGTGTCTGAAACACCGCTGTCAACGGCTTTAGAGGCGGTTTCCTCGCCCTCAATATTATCAGACGGGTTAGCACCCGTCTTGTCCTCCGAAACATCCTCAGAGACGGTTTTAAACCGCTCGTCGGTTGCTTGCGGTAGCGGACGGGTAACAGAGCCATCCTGCTCCTGTCTCGCTTCGTATGGCTCCAGGACCAAGCCGCCGATGCGTGCTGCGATACCATAGAGGTCTGTGAGCTTGCCGAAAGCGGTCATGTCGCCTTGCCACAGAAGAAAGTTGCCGTCCTTGACGGTGTTACGTTCCTTGTCAAGCTTCAAGTATTTAGCGACAAGGGGATTTGCTTTGATATACTTTGCCATAGTTGTATGAGTTAAGAATTATTTTATGGTGATGAAATTTCCGTCGTCGTCGACAAACAGAGCGTTGTCTGAATCCTCGATAACGGCAATAGGTCCGACATCGTAAATATCTATTCCGTAGACAGCTCCGTTGGCCACGCTCATAGGCTTGGTGGCAATGATAGGACTCATACCCGTTGCCACTATCGAAAACGACAGGGAACCGCTTCCGTTGGTAGCTGCACTCCATACGGGTAGAAGGTATGTCTCCGGATTTTCTATCTCTCCGTTGGTGTCGGTAATGTATGCTTGTGGCTTGAATTCCAACGTGCCGTTGGGAAGGTTAGAGGGCACTCCTAACATGTCATAGTCAAGTTTTGGTACTCGTCTGACAAAACAGACAACCTTTGTAGGTGACGCATCATCAAGGACGACGGAGGAAGGATTGCCGTCTCTGCTATATCTTGCACGGCAGCGCAAGAACAACTTGTCTCCCATTAGTGAGCGGTCGACGGTAACCGAAAGCCCGTCGGAAGCCACCTCGACATCATAGTCCATTTCATCAGAGCCTACTGCGCTCCATGTGTTATCGTCTCTCAATATCTCCCAAACAAACAGACGTTTGGAATCCTCGCACTCCTTGTCTCCCAATCTAAGAGAGGCTGTAACCTTCTGTTTGTCTACGTCCTTTAAAGGGTTATAGATGGTTTGGTCGGCAGCATCAAGAAAGAGTTGCGGAATGAAGGTTGTCTCGTTATGACACGGTATCTGATACGGCTTCTTGATACGGTAAATCTGTCCCGTCCTCGGGTCGATATACTCGCAATAGAATACAAGGTTGATAGGCACTTGCGGCTTGGCATTCTTCTTGACAAGGATACGTCCGCAGTCGTTTCCCGAACGTGATATCTGATAGTCGGTGTTAGTGTCTGCTATCTCGGTCTCGACTCCGTTCTTTAGCTCACTCCATTTACAAGAAAATCGTGAGGAGTCTCCATTGACTTCTCCCGAAGACAGATAGCCGTCTCTGTCAAGTCGGCTAACATGGGGTTGGATAACGCACGGGGTAATCGTATAGTCCGGTGAGTAGGCTTTCTCGTCAGCATCGTATGTCTGCGAGTCCGGGACAGAAGAATCAGTCGTTATGCTGACATTCATCTGCAGCGGTCTGAAATTAAAGTCAAATCGTCTTGTTTTCATATCGTGTATATTTATTCATAATCGTATGTTACAGAGTTCTTTGCGGCAGCGTTTCCCTCCCCGTCCCGTAATGTGGCGGTAGCGGTAAAGCGAATGACTTTAGGCATATAGGCTCCCATATCCATATCGTCCTTTGTAAGAACGATAGACTTTCCGCTGTCAGCGTGTTTCAGACTCCATGCGTTGTCAAGAGCCGTACGCTCATTTCCGCTCGCGTCCTCGCTATATCTCGTCCACTCTACATCAGAAGCCTTTATATCGTCCGAAACGTCCATATTGTAGAGTTTTGCCACAAGGGTAAGGAGAATATTTATCTTGTCGGGGTCAACGATAGATTCCGCTTCTGCAAAGTCAACGCTAAAGTCGGGATTGCCCTCCACCATTGCCCAATCGGTATTGTTCCATGAAGGGGCGGTGGTTGTGAGGTTCTTGCAGCACCTCCACTTGCAGCCATAATACCAAACATCAGAGGTCTCATATTCGCCCGTGGCGGGATTTTCTGCTTCGCAATAATATTTCTCCCCGTCTTTCCATTTTCCTCGGTCTACGTACGTCGGAATGCGCTTTAACGTCCATTTGTTGAGACGTATGATGTCCATGGTAACGATGCCAGGGGCATAGAGGTAGTCCAAACCTTCTCTGATAGGTAAGAGGTTTCCGTTGTCGTCGGTGAGGGTGCGCACGAAGTCGGGAAGAGAGCCTAACGTGGCTCCGTAATTCTCCTTGTCGATAATCGGCTTGGTAACGTTGACAAGTTTCACTATGCGCTCCTCGGTAGATGAAAGGTATAGACAGGATTGCCGTGTGGTGTCTGTTTGGTTTCCCCACCTTGCTATCTTCATCATCTCCTCGGGCGGAAAGTTCTTGCCCGCCGGAGTCTCGTTGTCGGGGTACATGGAGACGTTTATGGAATTGTTGGCCGTGTTTACGCTATTGACACGGAACCATGCGGTATGGTAGTCTCCGCTGCCTTTAGCCAACGTATTCATGATACCTTTCAGAACGTTATTCTCTGCCTGGGCGGTGAAATATCCTTCCCATTTAGATTTGAGCTTCAGCGTGTATGTGCCGTCCTCGTCTGCGGTAACACTCTCGATAGTGTCAGCTTCTGTCAACAATTGGTCTCCCTCGATAGCTGACAAGCGGTTTACTATCAGTTCCATTATCTCGGCATAAGAACGCACACGTATCGACTCCACCTCGGTGTTACCTTGCTTGTCGATAGCGGCTCCCATTCCGGCATATAGGCTCTTTACAAACGTACCGAATTGCGCTCCGTTCTGAAATAAAGACAAACCGATAGCTACAAGCCCTTGCTTGAATGTTATCAAGCCTTCTGCAATGTCGTTGACTATCTTGTCAAGCTTGTGCCGCTTTATCCAATCTATCTGTTTGTAGAGGTCGGTTATTCCAATGCTACCCGATGAAGTGTTGCCCGTCAGATAGGTAAGCTGCTCTACTGTTCCCTGCAGGTCATTAAGACGGGAATATGCCACGCTCTCACCAAAGGTGTACGTGGCATTGTAGAGGTCGTTTAACTGCTTTTCAAAACCGATAACACGGCTTTCACGGCTGTGCGTGGAATTGAAGAAAACGGCAGCGTCGATAAGGTTTACTTTCTGACCATAGGAGAGGTTTCGCTTGTAGCTCTCGTTGTAGACGTTATTGAGCCAACCCGAACAGCGGACGGGATTTGTCTTTGCGGAGTAGGTGTAATCGTCAAGCTGCATCTTAGCCATGTCAGCACGGGCACGCTGCTCCAACTCCTTTTCAGCCTTGGAGACAAGGGTAGCATCAACCATGCTGATGTCAAAGCCCGTAAGGTTGAGCGTGTCGCCTACTTTCGGGTGCTTGGCGGCACTCGGAAGGTATGGACCGTAGTTGTCGTTACGGACAATCTCGAATAGGTTGGTCTCATCGTCGTCTGTATCGGGATTGAACGTAAGGTTATAGTCCTCTCCGTTCAAATCTCCGCTCTCGAAGTGGCATATCAAGTCCTCCGTTACCCAGTCTTTGGAGAAACTGAAAGCGCTCCCGTCAGAGTAGGCGAGTCTCATGCGGTAGGCTTTCCATTTCTCCACGTTGCCCGTGTCGGTGTCGGTGGTCTGTGCGTCAACGGTCGTAAGTTCCTTTATCATCAGAACGGCACGAGGGTAGACATCGTCATACACCTTGCGTATCTCTACCACGTCGTCCTCATCCATATCATCAGAAGCGTCGATATAGTCAACTCCTTTTGGCATACGAAGCCTTGTCTCGGAAAGCTCCTTTATGTTGGCGGTCTCGCTTGAAGATGAATCCTCCGGAATGGTGTAGAGTTTGGAGACGTACATGAGGTTAAGGCCCGATACCGTTACCTCGTCGCCTTTCTTTATTATGCTGCCAGCGTCTACTTTTGCCTTGTAGAGCGTTTCTCCACTCAATACGGGTGTTCCATCGTCTTTCGTAATTGAGCCGCTGTAATCGAAATTAAAGCCGCCTTTAGATGATTTTAGCGCACTGCCCGTACCTATACCTTTTTCGGGTATCTCCAAATCTGAAAAATAGAAGTACCATGAGCCGTCGTATTTCTCCACTCCTCCGATATGGAACGGGTTATTCAGCTTGCGGCGGTAGTTCTTGTTTAAGTTACGGGTAGAGCCAAAGGCATACAGACGCGTGCCATACTCTCCGCTGGAGTCTTGTTTGGACAGAGGGGATTGCAGCTCGTATTGACCTCCAACTCGCATCTTGATAGTGTCTCCTTGCTCGCACTTTCCTACATGGAGAATAGCACCCTCAAACCACCACTCAATCTTCAAGTCCTCGAAAGCCTCTACAATGGCATTGAGCGCATCAAGAATTGAAGTGGAGTCATACGATACCTCCTTCATTATCGTAGTATCGATGCCACTCTGAATCTCCACAGAATAAGGCTCGTCGATATAGGTATATCCAAGCGAGTTTATGTTGCCGATAACGAGAGAAAGTTGAACGGGTAGGGTATCGGTGAGTTGCCATGTAGACTCCTTGCCTAAGACAGTACCTCGGTCAAAGAACATAATGCGGTTTTTCAGCTTGTACCACGGGCGGTCCATGCGCAGCTCGTAGCTATATCCCGTTGCGCTGTTCTGACGGCTCGGCAAGGGCAAATCCACTATCTCGAAACGTCCTAATCCGTCGATGTCAGCATAGTAGCCTTTCTTCAAGTCAAGGGCAATACGGGATTTGAACACGATGTTTACGTATTCCTCCGACATGAGCTTCCAAACATAGGAACTGCTGTCTCCCACAGGTACCGTGTAGGCTTTATTTCCCTTTCGGTCAAATATCGTTATCCGCATAGTCTGTAATGTTTTCCTTGCCCCTATTAGCCGGGTTGGGCTCGTTGAGCTTTAAGTTATATGTAGCGACGCGGCGCAACAGAGAGGTCATTTGCTGACAGTCCAGATAGTCGCATCGGTAGACGTTGGAGTTGTAGCAAGTTGTTATCTCGATACGCTGTTTTATCAGTTCTTCTTCAAGACTCTCGACTTTAGCGAACAATTCCGCTCTACTCTTGGCATGAACGGAAATTGTCAGATTCAAGGTTCTCTCATCTACAAGGGCGGGTGCGTTTTTGGAAGGTGGACGCACGTCCTTGCCGTTGGTATCAGCCGATTTATTCTCTGTAGGGCTTTTCATTGTGACAAGGTTAAAAAGGGAAGAGAATCCCTTCTCGTCCATGTCAACGCCCCATTCCTTATAGGCATCCTTTCCGTTGAAAAATAGCTCTCCTATCATAGTGTATCAAGTTTACGCTGCATCTTGCCGACTCGCTCGTTAATCTCATAGAGTTCGTTGTTGGACTTGGAAATATCTTCCAAATACCCCTGGCATATGAACAGCACGTTATAGATGTCCGTTACACGCACGGAAGTGGTCTCCAAATAGCCTTTTACAACCTCTCCGCTGTTACCCCTTTCTGACATGATAGCGTCGATTGAAGAGACGTGAATCTGTATAGATGTCAAGCGCCCGTTCATCTCCTCGCCTTGGTCGGAAGTCATGGAGCCGAAGGAGGACGTTGTACCGTTCTGTGACGTGTCCTCATACTCGTTAGGGTCGATACCCGCAGCTTGGTAGGCCGCATCCCTCTGTTTTACGGCACTATTATAGGCAGCAAGATAACGGTCTTGTAAATCCCTTTTCTCGGTAGCCGTGAGAATTCCGTCAGACATAGCGTCGGCAAACTTCTGATACCACTCGTCCATTTGACTTTTCATCGGGCCGTTGATAAGGTTTTCTAAAACGGCTTGTATCATGTAGTCACGGACTTGCTTCTTTGCATCCTTGACACCTTTAGATACATCTTGAAGCAGTTCTTTGAGCCCACTTTTCGCATCGTCGAAAGAAAGAGAGGTAATGGTCTCGTTGTACTCTTTCTGTAAGTCTATCAGTTTCTGATAATACTCGATGTACTGGTCCATGTACTCTCCCGGATTGTGCTTGCCGCCAGCCTGCTTTATCTTAGTATAGACAGATGTAGCTTGGTCGGCTATCTTCGCCATATCCTCAGAGGATAAGTTCCATAGGTCTCCGGCATTGGTAACATTCTTTCCGACAACCTTTGAAATCAGCGCCCAATCCTCCTGCGACAGCTTCTGATTTATCTTCTTGTTAGCAGAGTGCTTGCCACCGATACCAAAAGTACCGTTGGAGTATTCTCCTGCGGCGGCTTTTATCATCTTACGGGTATTCTCCATATCCTCGTTAAGCTTCTCCCTCGTAGACTGATAGGTTGAAGTGGCCTCCTTTCCGGCTTGGTCCTTCATAACCTCCGTAAGTCGGTCAATGGCGCTCTCCAAGTCAGCGTTGGAAGCGGCAAGGTTGGCAATCTCCTTCTCGGTTTTCTTTACGTTTCCCGAATCGAACAAACCAAAAGAAACGGTATCTAACACTTCTCCAACGGCACCGAACACGTTCTCGAACAGATTACCGATGAACTTATCAATACCTTGCTTGTTGATAGAGTCCAACAGAGAAAAAATCGCTCCTATAATACCGCCTATCTTCGACCCCTCCTTGGTGAAGATATTGGTGATGTTCTCCGCCATTGAGCCGATGTCAGAAAGCGTCATTTTAGACTGGCTTCCAAGCTGTCCTATTGCGTTGGCAAGACTGATAACCTTATCGGTGGTTGTTCGTCCGGCGGTCTGCAAATTGACACCGGAAGTTTGTTTATTCTGCTCCTTTTCGTTTACCTTCTGTTGAGCGGTTTCAACCCATTTGTCGGCCATTGCCTTTAACGGCTTGTTATTCGCCTTGTCGGCCCATTGTTGCACCGACAGAGCAAGCTGCAACTCCTTTAAAGCGTCGTTGTACTCCTCCAATGCTTGCTGATACTGCTTGGTAGCTTCTTTCAATCCTCCGAAGATACCGCTGCTGTCGATAAGGGTCTTATTGAGGTTTGCAGACGCATCAGCAATGGTCTTTTGGTCGGTAGGACTGAGCTTCTTGTATTCGTCAGACTTCTTGTATTTGTCTATCTTCGCCTTTAGGTTCCGCAGCTCTTGGGTGGTGAGCGCATCTATATTATTGAACACAACGTCCCAATTAATGGAGCGTTTCAGCTTCTCGATATAGAGCGAAGATAGCTGCGACTCCATATCCTTTTGAGCTTGCTTTGCGCTGCCCTCATTCTCGGAATCCTTTATCTTGCGCTCATACTTACGGCGAATGGCCTGCTCCCTCTTTACGAATGAGCCATATTTGGTAAGGTAATCGTCCATGGCGTCGTCAGCCTTGGCGGTAGCGTCCCTAAGCTGCTTGTCATACTTGGCATTGATGGACGCAGCAAGGGTCTGCTCCATACCGCCGACTGTAGTGGCGTTGCCGTTAGAGTCGACTATCTGTGTAGAGCGGATTGCCTTCTTGTAATCATCAAGCGTCTGCTTGCCTTGTGCGGTGGCGGCATAGTCGGCGGCTCCAGCCTTTGGGTGGACTTTGAGCCACGCTTTTTTGTCCACGTCCATTTTCTTCTGCGCAAGGTCAGTTATCGTCTTGTCAAGAGCCGCAAGTTCTTTGGCTTTATTTGCGTTTATTTGCGCTACCTGCTTCTCTGTTCCGGCAGACATGGTATCAATGGCATTCTTGTCGATGTCGTCTTGCATCGAATTTTGAGCCTTGATAATCTCCTTTCCGAACTCGTCATAATACTCCTTCGCCTCTTGCTCTCTATCAGCTTGTGTCTCGGTGTGCCCGGTCTTGCCGTGTTTGGTGGTAGGCTTGGTAGGCTTGCCGATACCCTTCGCCTTGTCGATAGCCGCCTTTTGCTGATTGAGTCTCTGTATCTCCGCATCAATCTCCTTGCGGCGCTTGGCACTGGCATGCTGCCTCTCCTCAGCAAGCTCTTGAATCTTCTTTGTTATGTCAGACTCTTTCTTTACAGCGTCGGTCTCCTTGGTGGTGGTGTCAGTCTCGGTATCTCCGACGTGTTTGTCGTTGATGAGAACCTTTCCAGAGCCTTCATCCCACGTAACGGTCATGTTCTTGTCTACCTTCTTGGCTTCGGCTTGGGCATTTGCGACAGAAGTCTGAATATACTTATCAAGCCATGCTATCTGTCGGTCATAACCTTGCGTCTTGGTCTTGGCGGTAGAGACAGCCATGTCGTGAGCTTCGCTATTTTCACGGAACTCCCTCTGTATACGCAGAACGTCGTTAGCGTCCTCCGGCTTGATGCCGCCAATAATCTTGCCGTTGGCATCATATACGGTATAGAGTTGCTGATTACCGACGGTGCGCCCCTCGACATACTGGCCTTTGGAGAAATCAACTCCGTATTTCTTTCCCCAATAGACGTTTCGGTTGATATTGTTCTGTTTAACGTCGGCGGTCGTACCATACTGCATCTGTGCTTTCAGCTTGCTCTCCAAGACACTCTTTCTGACGGCGTATGCAGCTTCCGCCTCTGCGGCGGCTTTCAGAGCGGCAATATAGGCATAGATAACGGTCGTGTTGTCGTTGTAAAGCTTTCCCGTTTGCTTGATACCCGCCTTGTAGGAAGGGAGTATCTTCTGCATGGCTTGAATGGCTTTCTTGCGCTCGTCGATAGACAGCTTGTTGTTATGGATTTTATCGTTGAGCTTCTGAATCTTATCTATCTCGTCAGAATAAGCGGAAGAGACATTTTGAGCAACCTCTCCGGCAAGGTCGGTGGCAGAGCGCATATCGTCTGTTTTCTCCGTTGTATCATCAAGCGTATCATTAAGCGTCATGATGGTGCCAATAACGGTCGTAGCGACTACAGCAAGGATTGTCAGAGGGTTTTTAGCCATAGCTATGCGCACCTTATCAATAGCCTTGGCAAGGAACTCATGGGCGGCGGCAAGGACAGAAGTAGCGGCAGAGTTGGCCCCCTTTGCTACGGTATCTGCACCCGTTGTAACGGTATCAAGCTCAGTAGCAATGGCATTACGTTTGGTGGTAGCCTCATTGAGAACTTTAGCTGCATTCTGTTTGTTGATAGCGGCTGTCTGTACCTCTTTTTTGGCAGTGTTTAGGGCTGTCTTTCCAGCTTCCAATTCCTCGGCATTACCACTTTTCAGAGCCATTTGATAAAGATGTTGCTTTACGGTAAGCTCCTGCTTAGCGGCAATGGACGCTTGGAGAGCGTTCTTGTATGCGAGACGTGCGGCAACTTCCTCAGTCCTCGCCTGTGCGAGTGAGGTCTGAAGCTCTTGTATCTTGGCTTGTATCTTGGCACGTATCTCTATCAGTTCTTGAGCCTTTGAAGCGGAAATGCGGCCACTGATAGCAAGTTCCTCAATGTCCGCATTGTTAGCGTTCTGATGCGCTATAAGGAGCGCATTATAGCCGTTTATCATGTAGTTGGCTTCGGCAGTGTGTACAGCAGCCAAAGTCATTACAGCGGCCTTTGCAACGCCATAGGTGGCGATGATATCAAGGAGTATCTGCCCGACTTTCTGATAGTTCTCGACAAGGGTACTGGCAAGGTCGATACCCGTGTAGATTGCCCCCTCGGTCTGCTGGCCGATGTTATAGAGCATCATGTCAAAGGCATCCTCCAAATTGGAGAGTTTACCCGTAACGGTACCCGACAGCTTATCCATGAGTCCGGCGAATTGTCCTCCCTCGTTAGTCAAGTCCTCTATCATCTTCTGAATCTGCGGGAAGCCAACCTTTCCGGCAGAGACGAGGTCCATAACCTTGTCTTTAGATACACCGAACTGCTTGGCAAGCTCTTGAATGATAGGAATACCACGTCCGGAGAATTGGTACACATCACGTGCAAAGACACGTCCTTGCGTCAGAGTGGTACCATAAAGCCACGACAAGTCCTTAATATCAAGCCCTAATCCGGCTGAAATGTCTCCAAGCCGTATTAGGGTCTCATTTACTTTGTCGGCACTGACTCCGTATGCAAGCAGGCTCTTTGCTGCCGCAGAAATATCGGTTACACCGAACGGGGTCTTGGCAGCGGTCTGCACAAGCTGATTGAAAAGGGTAGAAGCTTTCTGTGCAGAGCCTAACATCGTCTCGAAAGACAACTGCAAGGATTGGAACTCTCCACGCACGCTGATAACCTTCTTTGCCAACTCGGTAAATCCCATACCTCCGGCAATGGTTACGGCAAGGCTCTTGGCTTTCGATTCCATAGAGTCGAAAACAGAGCCTATCTCGCCGCCGGAAGATTTGGCGGAGTCAGTCATTTTCTGAAACTCACCGCTGACACGCTCCCTCGCTTGCTCCAGGGCGGTGGTGTCAAGAGATACCTTGAAGTTTATCTGTCCGTTGTCGAAGTTCATAGTCGTGCGCTTTTATTAGAATACAAATTCCTCTTTGCCGTTTTTCATAGGGTTGTTCTCGGGATTGTTCATATCCTTTGAAGGGTCCCAATCTTTCTTGTCGTCTTCGTCGGGGTCGTAGGTCGGGGTCGAATAGCCATACATCAGAAAGTTCTCATAGCTCATGTCAAGAACATAGTCGGGGGAACATCCGATAGCCTTGCACATTCCCAATACTGCGGCCCATATACTATCATTTAGTTGTCCACCTCGCTTGCGCTTTTTCCGCTTTTTGTCGGTGTCAGCAGATTTCCGTCGTTTTTGAGCGAAGTGGTAAGAACGAAAAAACCCTCGATGTCTTGCGCTATTAGTCGGGTGCTGATGATGTGCGCCATTTCGATGGGTGTAAACTCCAACAGAATCTGTTCTGCAAGGTAGTCAACTTCTTCTACTGATGTATCTTTATCACTCGCTTTACCGAAAAGGCGGTTTAAAAGCCCGTGGCGGGCTTTTCTCGGTACTGACCCTATAGTAACCCGTCTATGCTCTTTAACTCGCTTTGCGCCCAAAATAAGAACTGATAACACTTTTCCCAATACCTTCATGTTCCTTGCTTCTTTCAGAACGAGAAGGATATGGCGCTGATAGTCCTCCTCGGTCTGTGGTTCGCTGATTATCTGCTTGAAGTCGGGAAGCTCGCTGACGAGGGCGGAACACATGATGATTGTTGCGACGCTCGGCTTGCCTAACTGCCACGTCTTGCCGTCGATGGTTATCGTCTCTTTTGAGCCGCCAAGAATAGCTTCTGCTGCCTTGCGCTCTGTGGTCTTGCTATTTTGCTTTGTCATATTACGTGTTTATTTGCGTTGTAGCGACTTTTCAGCCTATGTCCTATATAGAAACACGGCGGCGTTGAGAAAGCGCCGCCGTGTCGATTTAATTACCCTAAAAACTAATCTTATTACCTAATGGCTAAAACCTGCTGAACTGTTTAATTAACCTATTTATCGTATATATGAGTTGAGAGTTTTAGGGGAGGGAAGATGTGGTCGTGAAACGGCTGTAGAAGTAGTTTCCATCGATAAGGTAAACATCTCCGGATGTTGTCTCCATTTCAGCCAAGTCTCGGAAGCTCATAGGCTTCATGTTCTTGACTGCGGCAATATCTGTCTGTTCGGTGGTAACAGCCCAACCGTCGGCACCCTTCTTCATATAGATTGGGTCAACGCCCGTGGTCTTGATTATCTTACAAGTCAGCTCAAGCACGTTACCATTCTCCTCAGAGGTGGAGTACTTTGCGCTGATGCGAGATACAGGAATCTTGATGCCGATAGCGCCCTTATTCTTCGGGGTGACACGGATTGCCTTGTCGCCCGGAATGATGTGGGTCTGTACACGAAGCTCGTTATTGAGCATGAAACCAAGTCCGAGTGCGACGAAGATTGCGTTGCTCGGCTCCAAGAGCTGAGTAGAAAGCTGCTGTGTGCCCTCTGCCTGGTCCTCACCTACAACCTCTCCACCGCTCGCCTTTGCCTGCAAAGAGTCTCCGTCGTCGGACGTTACCTCCGTAGACTTGTCAACGGTATAGCCGAGGTCGATAAGGTCTTTATCCTCCGGGAAAGCGTCTTTCTCGCCAGTGTCGCCAATAGCTACCTTGCACTTTCCCCAAGACATTATAACTTTATCCATATTCTGTCTGTTTTAATCGTTAACTGAAATACGTTTATAACTAATTCTGAAATTGATGAAATACTGCTCTATATCAGACACCTCGTAGGTACGTGGAGTGGAGTCGGTCGTAAGTTCATATTCGGGAGTCTCTGCTTTAGTAAAAGCATCTCTCACGTCGTGCGCAAGAGCATTGAGGCGGCCGATGTTCTTGACTTTCTTAGAGTAACCTTTGACGCTGATGTTCGGGACGTAGATATTGACATTGACGATTCCGCTCTGGCGCTGCCCGTCGACACCCGTGAGGAAGGCAACTACACAATCTTCTGTCTGTGCGTCAACGGGGCGCATACCGTCTCGGTAGGTCTTGCCTTTTATAATGCTTTTCAGAGAGGCAGACACCACGTCGAAAACGTCTTGTTCAATATCTAATCCCGATTTCATCAAGTCATGACTTTATTCAGTATTTCTTTTACCATTGAGGGGGCTTTCTGTTCCGCCGACGATAGTACAACGTAGTTGTATCTCGCTTCTACGTATGCGGCATAATTCATTCCGGCAGAGACTATCAGAACGATGCCCTTTGAGAAACTCTCATCTGCAATAAGCTGTCTTAGATAGCTCGCACCCGTTTGGGTGCCCGTGGACTTGTCAGTTCCTCTCGGTCCTTGCTCGGGATTGTGCTGTTCGACAACCGCTCCATCCATGAGGACTGCGTAACCAATGGAACTTCTAAGGTTTCCCGTTTGGTCTTTGTAGTTGCCGTTTTCCCTCGCCTCCTTAACGCAAGCCTCGCCGACGTAGCGGTAGACTTGTATGAGCATCTGCTTTACGGTCTCTTCCGATTGCGTGAAAGCGTCCATGATGTCAGAGACGGGAGTGGTAAGCTGTATCTCGAATGCGCTCATACGTAGATTTTTATGCGGTCCATTGTCGTTTTAATTGGCTTTCCAAGGACTTGGTGCTCTCCTATATCTATTCCGTTGAGTTGGAGTTTTACTCTCGTTGCATCAAGCGGAAAACGCTCACAGAGTATAGTGTAGGATATTGCGCTGAATTCTCCATTCTCGTACACACCCTTGCCGTTGGTAGTCGGCTGGATTGAACAAGGAACGGGGTCGCTCCACACGTCCTCTCCGCTTTTAACTGGCACTCCGTGCTCGTCGACTCCGCCCTCGTCGGATTGTATGATGTAGGATATGAATCCGTTTGTCCTCATAATTACCAATAATGCGAACCGTCCTCGATGGTTGTCAATTCATCAGAAAGCAACTCGGAAGCGTCAAGCCCTGCGTGCTGGCACCAATACAACAGACTCTTTTTCAGCGTCTCGCTATTGATAGATGCGGATATGCCGTTCTCGCTGCGTGATGTCTCTACCCACCCTTTGACTATGATAATGGCACACTTCGTAATCTTAGAGTCGGTGGTGGCATTGTAAGCGTCGGTTGGCTCTATGTTCTCTGAAACGAGAACGTCCTTTGCCGCATCATCGTCCACATAGCAAGTGTTGCAGATAACCTTGCAGCGGGCTTTCAGCACTTCCAAATTACTCCTCTCCGCCATTGGTCTTCAAGGTGTAGATGTCGTTGAATTCCGTTATAACGGGGAGTGCAAGAGACTCGGCCTTGGTGAACTCGCCGTGGCGTGTTCCCTTTGTCTGACCAACGTACCACTCGCTTACACGGATACGTCCGTAGTTGGAGTATGTTACGTCAGACTCCGGCTTGAGCTCTGAATCTGTGTAAGAGTTCTTGACCTTGCCAAGCTTGCCGCTCGGTACGAATACGATGTTGTCTCCGTTCCACGGCTTAATCCTATAGGTGGTATTGCCCTTGTGGATGCGCACATTACGGCGTATCTTCTGGAAGGTCGGATATTCGTTCTTCTCCATGTACTGATTGATTTCAGCCATGGTGAGAATAGAAGATGATTTGTCAGAACCGAAAATCATCTTCTTCATGTTCTTGTTCGATGTGAGGAATGACATCTTGGCCGGTGAAAGCAGGATTGTGCCAATCTCGCTCTTGTCGTCAGCGGCATCAAGCACGGCTTGAATATCCTCGAACGGGTCAACGGAATCCGAATTCTCCTTAGTCCACGGCTTGTTGGCGGTAGCGATATTCTCCTTTGGCATTTTCATGTCGATGGAGCCACGTACACCACCCTCCGGGTTGTTATTCTCGTTGAACTCGAAGACACCGCAGTTAGATAGGAGCGAAAGGAAGATAAGGTCTATCTTCGCCTCGACACCATTAACGGCGGTCTCGGTATTACCCCACATGATGTTGATAAGCTGTTGCTTAATCTGCGCATCGGGGATGATGTTTGTACGGAGAAGCTGGAGTACCTTGCGGTAGTCGGTCATGGTAAGAGGAACGGTAAGCGAGTGGTTGAGGACGCGGTTTTTGAGCGTCTCGATACCCTCGGTACCGATAATTGGAGATTCAGAGTTCTCGCCAATGGTGGCGGCAGCGATACTGATGTTGTACTTGCCTATCATCTCCTCGAAGTCAAGCCCTATCATAGGGTCGTCCCAATCAAGGAACTGGCGGTACACCACGGTATCAAACAGACGCTTGTTGAGTGCGGAAGCCGCATCAATACGTGCCTGAACCTGCAGTGTCAAGTCACCGAACAGAGAACTTCCTGTGAAAATGTTTGTCTTTGGCATGATTCGTTAGAGTTTTTACTGTTTGATGAACATGATGTTTGGATTTGTCTTAAGGCATGGAGAGTCCTCCATGAGCCATTCAGACGGCATGTCGGGGATAACGTCTTTCAGAACGAGTCCTCTATAGGCGACGTCAAGCGTTGCAAGCTGCGACTTAACGATGTCCCGGTCTGCACCGAGTATCATGTTTGGTGCGCCATACGCTGCGCTGACCGTCTTTGCTTCGTCTGTTCCAACGACACCCTCCAAGAGGAAAGCACCCTCGGTAGCTCCGGTGAGCGCACCCGATAGAGTCAGCACGTCGAAATCGTCGTTGCTGTCATCTACCGACTGCACGGTAGCTGCGGCTTTTCCGCCCAACACCATTATGGTGTCTCCGGCCTGGAAATAGCTGTCCTTGCTGACACGTGGAGCACCGGTATTGCCACCTTTGATAACCTTGCCATACTTGACAATGGCGGCGCTCATAGTCTCGAAGTCGACTCGCACAAGCGCACCTCGTTTAATCAGCGTCTCCGGCTGAAACGTCTGTTTGAGGTTGAAGCCGCCAGGCAAGATTTTAGGCTCGCCGTAGAACGCATTCATACGCCCCTTAAACTTCGTTGTCTCAAATGTTACTGACATTGTTGTTGGTTTTAATACGTGTTATCGGGGAGATTCTTTGCCCAAGACTCGGCCTCCTCCTTGCGCCCCTTGTCGGTGGAAGAGCTGACGGGTGTAGACTCTTCATGAGGAAGTCCATTCTCAATCAGTTTCTGCTTGAAGTTGGAAAGCGTCTCTCTTATGTCCTCATTCTCTGCAATAGAGAAGTGCTCCATAAGATAGTCCGGAATACCTAACTCTTTAGCAGTGGCGGAAATGGTAGCTTTGCGCTCTCCCTCTGCCTTCTCCTTTTTGAGAGTCTCATTCTCTGTTTTCAGAGTTTTCATCTCTGTCTCGATGTTGCCGAGACGGTCAAGGAGTGACTGAGGGATGTTGCCATTACCCTTTTCGTCGTCTTTAGTACCACTCTTGGACTTGCTCTTTTCCTCTTCTTCCTCGGTTTTCTCCTTAGAAGCCTTGGAAGCAATATCCTCCTTGGTCTTCTGCACCTTCCTCGTAGACTCGCCTTGCATAATCTTGGCGATGTTGACGAAAGAATTTGCCCGTTTAACTACGTCCTCATCGGAAGCGTCGTCTGCCAAACCCTCGCTGCCTTCCTTGGCAAGGTCTGCGATTGCCTGGTCTGTCAATCCGAAGTCTTTGCACTTCGTCTTGAGTATCTCTAAAACTCTGTTATAATGCTTGTTCATAAAACTTTTG